AGCGAAGAGTCGCCATGACTAAAAATCCTCAAGAATGACGTTTACGGTGTGGGCGTAACCCGATCTGGCTCCGCGTAGCTTTGCCTTCACAAAAAGTTTAGCGTGCGGCTGCAGCTTTCAACCTTTCATACAAATCGCGATCAGTTCTAAACAGTCGAGACTGTTCAGTTAGGTTGAACGATTCTTTGGCAAATGGATTTTTAGCGCCTGCTGGAATTTCACCTGAACTACGACCAGCAGGTGCGCCACTGCCTTGCGGCTTAGGTTGCTTCTGCATCCAAGCAGGCAACGATTGCTTAGCCCATTCGTTGACAGGCGTACGCTGATAGCCGTCAACAACTACAACAGTGCCGTCGGCTTCGCGCTGAATCTGATCTTTGTTCAGCTTCGTCTTGAGCACAAGATCAGGATCATGCACAATATCTGCCAAGGCAGAAACAGCAGGTGAAATCAGCTCTAGCTCTTTCACGCGAGCTTCAAGCTCAGCGATGCGCTTATCCTTTTCCGCCGTAACCTCGCGAAACTGCTGTTCAAGCGCTTGCCTGGCTTCGGTGTATTTACCTTCAGACTCAAGCTTGGATTGCTCAGCCTGACGCTTAAATTCTTTTAGCGCCTGATAATCATCCGGCACTTCGCCAATCAACTCTTTCTTTTGAAGCTTGCCGATCAGCTCAAAATTTTTCCTTTCAAGAGACTCAATGCTGTTTTTCAGCTTTGCGATCTCATCAGGGCTGGCGCCTTCAACAGACGTAGCCTGCTGATTCTGCTCTTCGGACATGAATAACTCGTAGAGTTAATTGCATTCAAATAATATCACTATTGACGTTTTGGTGCTTTACGCAATTGCGATTGGCGTTTGAGTACAGGATTGCCTGTTGATTCAGACTTAATCCGAATCACAGGATCGTCTTTGCTGCCAACGCGAACGATGTTGCCACCGCTTGGGCCTTTGATCATTGCACGCTCACCAGCAACGCTAGTTACTACGCCGTAAGTGCGTTTGCCTTGATAGGTCCAGCTAACACGATCACCACGCTTCACTTCTTTTTGCCTCCTTTTTTCTTTTTGCCCTTAGGCATGTAAGAACTGCCAAGACAAGGCATTGCTTTTTAGCTGTTGCTTCAGCTTATCCGTCCGTAACGCCTACGAAGCTGCTCAAGCGTTAGCTCTGATCCATCATCGCGAACCATCTTGGCAATAGCGTCTTTCGGGCCATATTTGTTTGACAGCCTAGTGAAATAAGCAACCTTTTCAGCGCCAAGCACTTCAGCCTGAGTTGCTTTTGACTGTTTACTCAGCCACTGCCCATAACTTTCGTTTGCAGGCACAGGGCCATCCATGCTTGCTCGTCTGCCAGGCTTTGGAGGTGTCAAACCTAAACCTTCGTAATCAACAACAGCAACAGTGGTAGACCTGCAGTTGAAATGCTGCGGCGGCATTGGGCCTTTGCCGTATTCAAACTCTCGGCCATCAAGCGCCCTGCAAATTGCAGACGTTCGTGTGTCAAGCGTCGCAACGTAACGATATTTTCTCGTCACGTCTTGGTTGGCTTCGTAAACCTGCTGCGATGCAGCATTGCTTACCTGATTGACGCTTGTACGAACAATGGTCACAATTTGATGATTTGCCATCTTTGTCAGCTCACCACCAGCAAGCTGCAACTGTTTAACCGACCGAGCCGGTTGCCCAAATTCAAGTCGGCCCTTTAAGCGTCGTGCAATTTCAGGCGTAGGCTCACCCGTCAGCAATCCTTGCCGCACAATCTGGCCAAAACGCTCAGCCTGGCTTTCGGCTAAACCACGAAAAGCTTTTTCAACAACCTTACCGTTTGGTAACGTGACGGTTGCGCCTTGTGCTGCCGTCAAGCTAAATGTTTGCGGTGCGCCTTGCACTGCAGCAACAAGATCATCAGACAATGCAACAACATTGATCTGCGTAGGATCTGTCGTGACAACAGCTTGAGCAAACTGCGGTGAAATCTCCACCGTATTGACAAGGCTGCGACTCCCAGCCGGTAAAACTTTGCGCAGCTGCTCTTCTACAAATTCAGACTGCAGTTCAGCTAAACCTTGCAACTCAGGCACCATAATCTCTGTTGAATCGCCAGACCAGGTGTCCAGCGACTCTTTTAGCTGCGCAAGAATTGACCTTAGCCTTGCTGCTTTGAATGAATCGTCAAGATCCTCAATTGCACGAAGCTGAGCAACGCTATCCAAAATAATATCGTTGTAAGCATTGATAATCCGCCGTGCAACGCTGTTGCTATAGCGATTAAGATCAATCGCGTTTCGATATAGGCTTGCCGGTGTTGTCATTCATCAAAGAAGCCTAAAAGCTCCGGCTCAATATCTGTCAAAATAGAAACGTCAGCACCGCCTTTTAGTGCCTGGGCAACAATCATTGAAAACTCAGGAATCATATCCTCTTCATCCTGATCTTCGTAAATCAGCTTGATCTCATCGATTGATTCGATGCCGTATTCACTAAACCAAGACAGCCTTACAACAGCAAACGTATCTTCAGGCAACTCACGCTTGCTAACGTACAACATGCGCTGACGCTCAATCCCGTGATCCATCTTGAGCAATCTCCGCAACCATTTCATCATGCCGGGATTTCATCCTCTTGCTCAGGTTCAGCTGAAACCTCAGGCATAGACGAAGATGCTTCAGGCTCAGGCTGCTGCATCTCGATTAAGCCGCCGTTTTGAGTTGCCTCAAGTTCGGCTTCAACTTCAAAATCATCGCCTAGCACTTCGCCTTCGGCAAGCTGATTTAACAATGTCTCCTGAGTGATGGTGCCTGCTGTGTAAAGCTGCAGCAATGATTGAATTTCTTGAGGCTCAAGGCGAGCGCCCAAGAAATCGCGATTAACAAAGCTGCTACCAACCTGAGATTCTTGCAGATAATCTGCGTGATACTGCAAACAATTATCAATCATGTCTTGCATATTTTGAGCGATCACCATCATGGTTGAATCACCTTGACTGCGATCAATACGCTTAGCCTCTGCAGTTTCAGCGCTTAGCTTTTGACCTAAGACAGCCGACAATCCAAGATCATTGATTTGTCCTGCAATTTGCTCCAATCGCTTAAATTGGGCGTCATAGCTTTTTCCGCCTGGCTCGATGTACTCCGCCCGTCCGTCGGCGGGAAAGGCGATCGCTTCTCCGGGACCAGCGCTAATCTCTTCAGCAGCAGATGGGAAACCATAAAACGCAAGCATTGGGACAGCTGAAATATGCAGCTGATTATCAAGGTCAGATTGAACCTGATAAGCCTTAAGATTCAGCTCCGCAATATCTTCCATCGGCGGACGTGATTCCATCACGTTGACGCGATTACTGTAAGCAACGGTAAACGGAATATAGTCAAGGCTTGTTGTGCCTTCTTCAATTTTCTTCAACTCGCCTTTAGTGTCGCGCTGGTGAATCTCAAAACCACCAGGCGTCAGCACTCGCACTTGCTCGACTTCTTTTTCGCCATATTCACCATCAGGTTGAATAACCTTCTCAAGCAAACGAAGCTGCACAAGTTTTTGAGCACCATCAACAAGTTCAGTGCGCCAGCCTAAAATTTCACGCGGCGTGTAAGTTACCCAATACGGTCTGCCGTTGCTCCCAGCAGCAGGAGCATCGACCAGCACACCCACATGGCCATAACGTATGCAGCGACGAGCTGTTTCATAACACCAGACGTTAAGATCGTTGCCTTGCAGGTCTACATCAAACAACTGCTCACGGATGGTGTCTGAGACATCATTTAGCCTTACAGGTTTGCGAGTCAACATACCTGCAAGCATTCGTTCAAGCCGCACAAAATAAGGCGGACAAGTAGAACGCGCTAGACGATTGTCATACGCTTCCATTAGTTCTCGCGGTTCTTGCGGCAGATAACGCCGATGCTTCCGGCGCATCTCATAGCTACCGCCTTGCAAATCTTCAATCAGAATCCAATGCGGCTCTTGATTTACCCATGCTGCATTTGGATCGTTGACTTGTGAGACCTTTGCCGCGCGTTGGCGGTCATAGAAGTTGTAACCGGAATACACGGCGCAATCTCACAAGCCTATGGCAACAGTTTAGACCTCTGCAGTAGCAGCAAGCGCAGACTTAGCCGTAAGGATCACTTTAGTGCGACCAACCTCAATATCAAAAACGGTATCGGGGTCAAGCTTCATCTTTTTGATGTAAGCACTGCCAATAATCACCTTGCCGTCAGAATGCAGCTTTGCTTTGTAAGTAAGGTTGCGACCAGGCGACTTAGCTTGGCCGAGCTCAACGCCTTTAGCGTCTAGCAGTGCTTCATAGAAAGCGGTGAAATTTAGACGCTCGCTGCCGTCTTGCTTTTGGGAGACATAACCACAAGCCCGAACAATGTCAGACTTGCCATGATCTTTAAGCTGACGGACCTTTTCAAGAAGCTCAGTGCCGGTAAGCATGTTTGAAAGAATAGAACACGCTTAAGGTAACAAATATGCGGCAGCTTGTCTAGTACAACCTGATTCCCGTGCCACGACCCGATCTTGCGTGCAATGGGTTAAATAAACGCCAGATCACATAACCAAGCGCGTCATTCATATGGTCGTACCCTGCATCCTTATCAGGATCGCCTTTTTCTGTGTAGCTTTGCAGCTCTAGGCATTCAATCGTACGCTTACAGTTCCTTGCAACCTGCAGCCTTACTTGTCCTTTCCCATTTTCCAACACAGCTTGAACAGAAGCCACCCGATCACGGACGGCAGGATTTGATCTACCGGATTGATTGCTGAAGCCATAGGTTTCCAGGATTTGAATATCGGTTTGCGCGGCGTTCGTGCTTCGGTTTCCGCCTGATGCGTCAGGGTAGACATAAATTCGACGGTTGGAATATCGTCGTTTGATTTCTTGCGCGAGGGTATCGGTGTCATGGCTACCACTCACTTCGTCAATGACAACAAATTTGTCATTCAGTCTTACACCGATTACGGCAGACATGTTGCCAACGTTGAAGTCAACGCCAACGTGAATAGGTTCATCACCTGTAGAAACGCTGTCTATGACGTGCTTTTGACGATCAAACCTGTCGTAAACCTGGCCAGTGTTTAGATTGACAAATTCTCCGTCAAGGTAAGCCTTCAGCAAACTTGGGTCGTAATTAGCCTTCAAGCGTTCGACGAAATCATCTGGCAGATGTGGGTTATCCGTCGTCTTCATTTTGATCAGCTTGCGATCATCACGCGCAAGTGCATCAGGGCTACCAAACTCGTTGTAAAGCCATTTGAAGCCTTCTGGCGTGGATGCAGCAGCAAACTGCCTTACTACACCGGAGCGAAGACGACCAAGAATTTTCGGGAACGCCTTTGATGCAACAGAGTAATTTACGGTATCGATCTCATCACTGATGCAAAACGCTAAGTTCAAACCGATGATTCTTTGAAAATTCTCGAAGCTACGGCACAAAATCTTTGTATCGCCTTTCGGTAAATGCAGCACATACTCAGGCAATGGTGATGCCCTGAATGTGTAAGGTATTTCGTACCTCTCAAGATAATTATCAAAGTCCGTCAACCAGATGTCCCTGATCAGCGGTCCTGTCGGCTCCATAACACAGCCCACATAGCCCTGATTAGCAATTGCGAGTGATACAGCTTTACTGCAAAGGCTTCTCGTTTTGCCTGCACCGTAACCTGCAGAGATTGCCAAAATTTGGCTGGTTTCATCATCGACAAATTCAAGCTGACCAGGATGCAAGTCTGCCTTCATCTGAGCCAGTAGCGCATCAGTGTCTAAACCTGACGCATCGCCCAGAACGTGACCAATCGGAGCATGATCAAGAATGCTCAACGGTCAAACGCCTCATAAGACTTACGCAAGCAAGCCTCACGGAGCTGCCCACGCTTCTCATCTATTAGGTGCATACTGCTGACGTGACAATGCGCTGAGACGCCTTCTACCATCATCCAGACGCGATACATATCAGTTTCAGGCAAGTGCTCGTACCAGAATTTTTCGTCAGTCACGAACACAGTTGAGCCAGCTTGGCAGCGGTGTTAATCGCTCCTAAGGCTATGTGATATTGACCAGCACGCCTTGCTTCCATTTGCAATGTTGAGCACTGTGACAGCAAATCAGCGATCATCTGCGGGCGTTCGATGTCCCAATCAGCCTTTAGCTGATCACGGGCCATTTTGAGGTAACGGTCGCAGGAGCTGGCTTTAACCCCCCAATTTTCTTCTGCGTAGCGAAGGCAGTCAGAGCGGCGACCACCGTTGGCAATGATGCGTGCGAAGCGTTTTGCGCGTTCGACTGCTTGGCCTTGGTATGAGTTACGAGCTGCCATCAGATGTCAAGAGCCTCCTGATCAAAGTGTGCCTCAGAAGGTTCACAGACGGCGGTGTTGCCAGTGAAGTCTTCCCAGCGTTTGACGATGACGTCGCAGTAGGCGGGGTCGAGTTCCATGAGGCGTGCGTGACGGTGCTGACGTTCGCAGGCGATAAGCGTGGACCCACTGCCACCAAAAAGATCGAGCACCACTTGCGCTTTATGGTTTGCGATTGCCCTTTCAGGCACTGCGACTGGCTTCTGTGTTGGGTGCAGTTTGTTTTGCTTTTCTTTGTCGATCTCCCAGATTCGTGTTTCTGTGGTGGGACCGACGTAGTTGAGCTTTGCGCCTTTGGGCTTCCACAGCAAGCAGGGTTCGTGGTTGAGTTTGTATGAGGCTCCTAGTGCTCCATAGCCCCCAGGTTTGCGCCAGATGAGGAGCGCAACGATCTCACCGCCAACAGCTTCAACGCCTTTGTAAAGGCCGAAGGGAACGGTGTCTGCATGGAACATGAAGACAGGTCCAGAGGAGAACTGATTGGCGATGACAACAGCGTCGTAATAGAGATCGATGTCATCGTTCATCAGCTTTCGCCGCTGCGCCGACTTCAAGCCATCGCCAGTGTCCTGCAAGCCGCCTTCGTAGCTAACGCCATATGGCGGGTCAGTGAAGACCATGTCGGCCTTCTTGCCATCCATGAGGCGTTCGACGTGCTGAATGTTGGTGCTGTCACCGCAGAGCAGGCGGTGGTTGCCGAGGATCCAGAGGTCACCTGGTTTGGTGATGGGATCTTCTGGTGCTTCGGGAACATCGTCAGCATCGGTCAGACCTTCGGAAGGAAGTTGCTCAACTTCACCGATGATTTCCGCCAGGTCATCTTCTTCAAACCAAGGAGTGATGTCTTGCTCTTCGCTGAGCTGCTTGAGCATGTCTGCATCCCAGTCAGACAGGTCGCTTGTGCGGTTATCAGCCAGGGCAAGACCGACTTTTTCTTCTTCAGATAAGCCTGTGCGTTTGACGGCGATGATTTCAGTACCGTCCGTTTCAATGACGCGCAAGTTTTTAATGCCTGCGGCTTTGGCACCTTCGATGGTGCCATTGCCTGCAAGGATGCGATTTTCTTCGTCAATGACAATGCTGCGTGCAGCACCGTAACGCTCTAGTGACTCTTTAATCAAAGAAGCAGATCGGTCTGTACGCTTGCGAGCGTTTTTGTGATCGTGCTTTAGGTCTTTGAGACTTGTCACGCAAAGTGTATATCTGCAGGAAGATTAGCAGATCCGACTGTTTAAGCAGCGATTTTGCAGAATTTTGGTGATTTTGTGGATTTCGTGCGGTTCAATCGTCTCTTGATATGGTCCAACCGTGAGGAGTACGAATCCAGAGGATAGGCTTCGGATTTTTGGCATTGGCGAAAGCCTGCTGAAGTCTTGCGTCATGGTCTATGAATGCTTGCTGGATGTTGCTTTGTTCAGCTTGGCGGAGTCGGTTTTGTTTGTCCATTGTTGAGAAGAAGTGTTTAGGACTTACACGAAGCGCTTCAGGAAGCATGGTCGTTGGTGAAAGTGCTTGCACGTCATTTCTGATAGTGCGCGCTTGATGCCTTTTGAAGCTCTTTAAATTTGACCAAAGGGGTAGACCCCAATGCCATCTGAGACACCAAAATCATCCGTCGTCCATAGTCCACAGCAGCTTCAAGCATTGCCTGCCTGATTTGAGGCGTTATTGGGCAAGGTACTGCAAGACGAGTTCTCCAGCCAGAAGGCGGGCCTCCTTGGTTCATTATTCGGCCAAGGTCAATAACACAAGTCCAATCTTTACGCACAGGCGCTGGCTGATCGCCATCTCCAAAAATATCAATAGAAGGAACTTCATGACCCATCATTGTGAACTCAGAAAATTCCCCATCAATTTGCGGCCTGAAATAAACAGATTCCCGACTGGCTTCAAACCACTCTCTGTCCGTGGTCATCTGCTCATCAAAAACCTCAGCTTGCTCGCCGACAAGATACACTTCTTTGGTTTTTGAATTTTTGCGTTGTTTTTTTCGCTTTGCGTTTTTTCCCATGATGCAATCACAAGTTAAAGAAAATTTGATGCCGGGAGATTGATCGCGACCACAAACGCGCCCTGCCTTTCCGTCTGCGTACGGTGTTGTATAGCTTTCAACCTGCAGCCCACAGGTGTCAGGCTTCCCGGCAGGAAATTATGCAAAGCCTTTTTTTTCTGGCTTGCTACGAATTTGTTTTATTTTTTTTACAGCATTTTTAATAGCACCTTTAGTTTTAAAGCCTTTGCTGTCACGAGTTATTTTTTCACCTGCGGCACCAATGCTGCAAGTATCAGAGCCTCTTTTCGAGTGAAGGCAGCCACGGTTTGGGATGTTGTGGTTATTGAGATTTGCCATGATCAAAAAGGCAGAGTTTCTACGGTGACCTGAGAATCATTGAAGCCGCAGAGGATAGCGTCATCAAGGAGTTGCTTTAGCTCTTCGTCGTTGTCTGCGTCTTGCTGCCAGTCTGGTGTGATGACGGTATAAGACGGACGATAGGAAGCTGCTAGGAGTGCGTCAGAGCGTTCGTCGTAGCGCTGACTTGCTTCGTATTGAAGCAGTGATTCGTGGTGGTAGTACATGTTTGCTTTTCAGCGTTAATTAGTGAAGAGGGCCGAAGCCCTCAAACGTGATCAGTCAACGTAAAGAGGCACTTCACCCATTTCAACGGCAAAGGCTGAAGGCTCCGGGCGACGTGGATTTGTGTAACCACGCTTG